ACAAATTTAATGCTTGAGCGCGTTGGGGTCATTTTTACTCCTTGAAATTTTAATCCACAGGGCCCACAATAGGGGCACCGCAATCGGGTGAAGACACAAAAGCCAACTGATGGGTGCGCCCGTGAGGAACCACGGGTTCACATTCTTGCCCAACCAGATGAAAAGGATAGGGAAGAGTATGTCTTCAATAATCTCCCATATCACTATAATAATAAAAAGAGCCACACCGTGTTCTACTAAAACATCCATTAAATGAGACGGCTTTAGGTGGGACAGCTTGTGCTTAATTCTGTGCACAACCCAGTTGTATGCCTTTCTCATTCTTTGCCCTCTATATATGGTATCTTAACGTATTGGTGAGGCTTTGTCAAGTGTTTTGGAGGTGTTTCTATACAAAATTCTGATGCAAGAAAATTACGATAGCCACGCCAGCTAGAAATGTCGTAGTACCAATCAAGATTGATCTTTGTCGCGCTCTTCTCGCTCACTTTGTCGAATATCGTTTGGAAGTCGAAGTGGCGAGCACTCCACCTCTCGTTCAATGGCCTCTTCTTGGTGGGGTATTGCTGGCCGGGTGAAGGGGGTAAATATTCCCTTGTTGTTAGTTTGTTTACCGAACGTCTGCATTGTTTAAAATCATCTCCTGTAAATGTGAATGCTATTGGTTTGTTGTGTTTGACAGTTTCGCCGTCATAGCTTAGAAAAAAATTGTTGGTCTTATGGTTGATCAACTGCCTGTGTTGGCGAATATCGTATACATCATATACTGACATCGGGAAAGATACATAATATTTATCTGGGGTTATCCATTTAGATATCTTAAAAGCCACCTTCCATGCAGAATATGCTCCATATAGTACCGACCACCCGTAAGAATCACGTCTCTCGCGGTCCTTCGGATGAATTGGTACATAATAAATAGGTATTTCTTTTCTTCCTTCCGAACTAAAACCGACAGGAGACGAATAATATACAGGATCGTAAGTCCATTCGCCAATAATTTTACGTACAATAGGCGCCAGATCATCATTGGCAACAATCCAGATGGTATTACAACCCGCCATGGCACACTCAAACACTGACTTCTGAATTGCGGTAAAGCCAGCGTTTACTGGCGTCAGCACATCGGGCGTTTGTAACTCGAAGTCTGTCTTAAGATTGGCAACGGGCACAATACCAGCTAAATGTAACTTTGGACGACTCACCAGTGCCTCAAAAATCTATCGTAGGCCACACAAGCCGATGATAAACTTTTGAGCAAACCGTGTTCGCTATCTTTCGAAACTTTAATATTGTCGGCTTGCGGTGTGGACTCATTTGTTTGCTTATTCGTTTCACGTCTGATGCTAGTTGTTCTAAATTTGTAATGTTTTGGGTTTCCTGCTGTTGTATATCCACCTGCAAATAATCCTTTCATGCCTCGTTGTTCCATTTCGTGTACGACTTTAAAGCGAGCCATGGTTTCTGAAAAGTCAAAATCTATTAATTGTTCTCTTGTTAACTCTGATACCGCACAAGCATCTCTAACAGGAGTATTTCCATCAATGCGGTCGGAAGAATAAAACCATATCTCGCGCACAAAATCATCATCTGTGCTAATGTAGTCGACTTCATGCTTGCCGCCTTTATTGAACGCAACATAATCATAACATATGTACTTATCTTCGTCAAGTCCTTTTTGCGTCACAAACCCAATACTCTTTTCATCTCCAAAGTAAATGCATTCATTAAAATTAAATTCCATTATTTTAGAATACTCGTTAGAACACACTACCCTGTTGCCATCGTACCTTATACTATGACACAAATTTGAAAGCGGAGCGTTGCCTTCAAGAGACAATAGAAAAAGAAGCCGCTCCCATAACAATTCTTTGGGGCAGCCCACAGGCTTAACACCATCAAACGTCGTTAAACTTTTTGCAGCTCCAGGGATTTTAAGACAAGATAGGTCCAGCGCTGGATCTAAATGGTCGAACCGAAAGGGCCTTCGTTCCTCGGCAAAAAAAATGGGGTATTTGTTACTGAATGCATACAAAACCGCCGATAATGAGCTACCCATTACTATTTTATCATACTCAACCAATTCATTTCCTTAACCCAGATGCATCAAAACCGCCTAGGTGCCAAAGGGGATGCATTATGTGATACTTCTGACTGTAGTGCATCCACCCCAGGGCATGCCCCAATTCGTGTTCTACCACTCTCTGCTTGCTTGCCTCTTTGGGGTATATAAAAATCTTTGCCTTCGCTATGTTTAGTGTCCCAGTCGCCGTGTAAATTCTTGTTGCAGCCATATGATCTGAGTCAATATTGCCTTCTGGCAGTGTTATTATGATTTCTCCATATTTCGGTTCCATACAGTTTATATTATAATCCATGTTAACTCCATCGAACTCATATCCTAACATTTCCCAATACCTAACAGCCCTCTGTATCCTAGTAATCGAGAGCTTTGTAGCACTACAAACCCTTAATGTGGGTTTCATTTTCCATTCCGCTTTCTGTTGTGGTCGGCCAAGTGCAAATGTTTCAACAACAGATATTGTTTTAAAAGTGTATGACTCCTGCTGCTGCGGCGTGAAACAACTTAAGAATATAACCAATAATAAACCCACGTAATAACTAGAGAGGGTCTAAAATTAGCCATTTTTTATCTTATCTAGAACGTCTATGTCGTATTCTACTTCATCTAGAAGTGTTTTGATGTCTAAGCCGGCGCAGTCAATCTTTCCCTTGCTTATGTGGTAGTGACTAACGAACCCCGAAAAATTTCCGTATGCTACGTCTTGCTCGTATTTTGTTGAGGTGCTGCCGAACTGGTTAAGCGGGGTCTCATATGGAATTCCGGTAGCTTTATGAATCGCTTTCCATAGAGCCTTGACGGCCTCTATTTGTGCTGGGTAGAACCCCAGGAACGGATCCAATTTTTTACCGTGGACCCATGCATCTTCCATAATAGGGCGTTCACCAAACCCATTTTTTACATATCGATCCTGATATTTTGTATAGTATGCGTTTGAGATCTCTACCCCAACAGAGGGTCTATTGGTACGCGATGACCCAGCATGCCATGCCGCATGCTGCATGTCGAGTGTTTGATAAATGGTGCCGTCATTGTCGATCAAGAAGTGTACAGATGCGCCGCGCTTATTGAGTACGCTCTGGCATGATGTAGCACTTAAGCATACGTCCCAGTGATTTACAAAATAACGAATTCGGCGTTTTGGGCGCCCTGAATAATCGTAATAGTGACCAGGCTTTGTTTCTAGGCCTCCTTGTTCTGACCATAAAACAAACTTGTCCCACTCAATCGGGTGAAGTTCGCCGTTGAACACAATGTAGTTTGAATAATGAGGATCCTTTGGTTTGTATTCATCGATTTCCGCTTGTCTCTCAGTCCATAAACGCCGGAAAGTCATCGGACCACAAAGTCCATCTCGGGCTAGGCCTCTGGCTTTCTGCCACTTTTTAATGGCTCTTACGAGTTTATCGTCGAAATACTTTTCACCAAACCAACTCGGCTCCCATCCAAGTTTTTTGGATGAAGCCTCATTATAAAAATGTTTGTCCATACATTTTGTGCCTCCATTTATTCAATCATTCCCACAACGTAATTGTCTAAAATAACATTATAAATAGTTCCGCCAATACTTATTTCCTCAATCATAGACCGGTCTACCACCAACCCGACATTATGTCGCACTGAAAACCTAACATCTGGTGCCGAAGCTATCGCTGATACTTCGATAAACCTCTCTTCCTCTGGCTTGTAGTCTTCTGGCAGCACGATTAACGACTCGGTATTGTTGTCTCGAACAGCAGGTACATCAATTAAAATATAACGGTTCACTGGATTAAACATTACTCACCTCCCTTTGTAGTGTTTTTCTATGTGTGTCGTATTGTTTTTTTGATAAGAAAACATCCTCTCTGCGTCCACAATTTCGACACATCATTTGAACGTGCACATTAGCGCCGCTAGTAGAGCGGCCCTCACCCACAGGCTCATAGTAGCACTCTTGATGATCGAGCGCGTGGCATTTACGCTTTAGGATTCTTTTTTCCATTAAATGATTAAAGTTCACAACTCTCTCCATCGCAAAATCTCGTGCCCGCCCCAGCAACATTTGTTTTAATTCTCTGGATTGGCGTAACATTCTTTATTCTCTTTTCATATTCCTTCTTGGTGATCGGCTCATATGGCGCCTGTTTATATCCTGTCTTCTGGTATTTCAAAAACGACACTGCTTTTAGTCGTGTTTCATACATCTCTAGCGCACTCTTTAGCTGGGGTGCTTCCTCTTCCCTGAACGTTACGGTTACTGATACTGCATTGTCTGCCCAGTAATATTGATACTGCGCAGCTATCTCAAGCTGCTCCCACATCGATACATCTCTCTTTCCTTTTTGAAAGTAGGGCTCATGCACAGGAAATTCTACACAAACTGTATTGGGCGAATATTCGTCTTTTTCCACAACGTATCCGGCCTTTCGAATACTATCAAGCAACTTAGAATCACTTGAAAATCTAATTCGACGAATATAGTACTCGTCTTCCGGGAAATGAATTCCAGGGGTAGAGCCGTTTAAAAGAGATACCGTACCACTTGGCTTGATAGAAGTCGTCCGAATTGACTTTGGCACGCATAGCCAATCGGAGTATTCTTTATCAAGTTGTTGAATATGATCATATGCCTTGTCACACCAATTCAACATGGTGCGGCGGCCGTGCTTATTAAATGCCTGCACAATACCTGACTGTGAGAGGCCAATACGACGATTCTTTAACATCATGGCGTTCGTTTCTGGCCAATGCGTATTTACCAAGGTAACCGTCTTCCCGTAAAGATACGCACACTTTAGAGTTTTCAAATAATCTTCATAACTATCATGCTTTGCAGGAAATGTTTCAACCAAGCAGCAACACTCTCCATCATGCAGTTGCTGTTCCACGCAGGGATTAAAGCCGGCCACATTAATATCATCAAACCGCTCATCGTCCTTAAAGCGGCCACGAGTCTTAGCATTTTGAAGCCAAATATATCCAGGCTCGCCATTGGTCTTGCTTTGTTCTGCGTGCCACGTGTAATCCATGCCAACCTCGGCATTGAAAGAGTTGTTGGATCCCCATCGGTGGTGGTAAAGTTTCTCTTGGTCGTTCTTCATTTCCAAATATCTTTTATCATCGTATTCACCCATAGCAAGAGCGGCCGAACGGCGAACATTTCCTGCCACAACACAGCGGCCAATAAGATTTTCTGTGTCTACAATATCAACAGACGTAATGGGTTCTCCAATTTTTGAAGAGAATAGCTCTGTTAAATCTTTGTGGAGTTCCTTTAGCGGACCAGCGCCACTGGAGGTACCCCCAAAGCCGTTAATCTTTGCGCCGGCAGGGCGAATTGCAGAGTAGTCAAACTTCGGTACCTTGTGTCCCAGGAAAAATCCATCCAGCAAACTGTGGACTGAGTTCACCCAGCCTTCGCGGGAATCATCAATAATTAAAGTATCCCCTGTATATTCGGGCTCCTTAATGGTGACCGTCCCGGCGCCAAGTGTATCAAAACCCACCCCCACACCAAGCATCAAAGCATCCATCATCCACGCAAAGAGATAGCCTCCCTTTGTCGCTAGTTCTTTTGTGCTTCGAAATGCGCAGTTAAAGAGGGCCGCACCTGTCTTTTCTTCGACAAACTTTGTACCCATCATCCACAGGCCGCGGCCAGGCGGGGTCCACTTAAGATTAAAAAGGCGGTCGTAAGCATCTTTCGCGGTCTGCTGTGCTTTTCCATCGTTCCACTCAAGACCCAGGCGCACAACATGTTCCTTCTGGACGTTAAACATCCCTTCTACAACGCGTCTACAGCTCTGCCACCACTCTTCGGTGCCAGTTGCCGCGGGGTCAAACTCAGATAATCGTCGCGAATAGGTACGCTTAAAGGTGATATACCCTATAGGTCCCCATGGCACTTTTGCCTCTTTGTAAGGTTCGATAAATGTATCTGATAATCTAAATCTGCGAATATTCTCAATTGTTCTCATTTTATTGTTTCCTGTTTCTAAATTTGTCGTATTTGTTTTGCAACAAATCTCTTTGAGTGCTTGTACTTAGTGCCACTGGGTTCATTGGGATGGGCCCATTCATCGTAGTCGTAGTTTGTGGCATCACCTTGATACTTGCATTTGATGGGTCCATAAATATATCATAAATAATTCCATCGGGGCCATTTCTATTTTTGGCAATAAAAATTTTGCCTTGGTTGTTCTGCTTGTCTTCAATTGTTCTAGAAACAGAAAAAATAAAGTCAGCAACAAAACATTTGCTAAACGCTTCTGATATTTGCTCCATCGTAATGACTTCCGCGTTCAGTCCTGAACGATTCGTTTGGGATGCGGTCCAGACTGGACACCCAAACTCTGTGGATATTGCGCGCAGGTCTTCGTAGATAGATTCCAATTCGGTTCTCTTTTCCTTTCTTACTGTTATGGGCCTCAAAAGATCGGCGTAGTCAACAATGATTATTCCAGGCTTAATACCTCTTTTCAGCAACTTGGTCAAATGAGATTTTATAGTATTTGTTGTTGCAGACTTGGTTGGGTATTCTTTAATAATTAGCTTTCCATTAATATCCTTAATCTCTTCATAAATCTCATCCTTGAAGTTAATAATATCAGAAAGAGGGTAGCCTGTTAAGCAACTATCGTACCTATTTGCAATAATAGTATCCTGTAGCTCCAACGTGTAGTGAACAACCACCTTTTCTTCTTTGAGTCCTTGCGCGCCAAGGTGCACAAGGCAGAAAGATTTTCCTGCGCCAGTTGGTGCAATCACCACCCCAAGTTCACTCTTTCCCAGGCCGCCACCACAGATCTTGTCAATCTCTTTCCAACCTGTTGTAACCGGTAGACGATGCTTTGGAACAAATCGTTGTTCAAAATCTGCAAGATAGTCGTAACCGAAGTTATTGTCGGACCCCAACTTTAGAGAGTCATTGATAACTTTTGAGATTTCATCAAATGAGCATGTTTGCAAAAGCCCGACGGACTTAAGCATCGCCTCTTTAAGATTTTGCTTACGACAAAAATCAAGTGATTGTTCTTTGATATATTCAATATCCGCTAATTCTTTGCTTGTGATCCTGGCAAAGTAATCTCGCACCTGTTGGCGTATAACCTCTTCTTCCTCGTCGAGCGCGGTACGCAATATCGTAATAACGGCTTCTGCGGAAGGGTGGGTTGCGTACTTGTCGCGATAGTTGATAATCTTATCAACAAATACGCGGAGATATTCCAACTCTAAAAAGTTAGTATTGAGAACCTCAGTTATCTGATCAGCAAAGGGCCTATCCTCGTAAATGAGTTGGACCAGGCCCTCTTGAAATGCTTTTCCGTACCGACTGAAACTTGCTTGAGTTGCCAATTATTGTGCCTCCGATACAGTACTAATTATAACCGATATGTCGTGAAAGTCAAGCACTTCGGCACTCAGAATTGATTTTATTTAAATGCAGTTCAAGATCCTTCCAGTTCAATTCTCCGAAACCATCATCGCGCATTTTCTTCATAATCTCTATCTTGTTGAAATTGCACTCGAAGTTCTCTACAGCATTCTTAACGAAGTCTTTTGACTGCACAGAAATCATCGGAGAATAAAGTTGCATCATTTGGTAATTGTGCTCAATTATTTTTTTTCCTTCCACAATATTTGTATGAAATTTCAATTTCGAACCCGTATTTTCACAAAAATCAATCACGTCATCTATTGTATAATCTTTGTCAGATGCTAAAAAACTTAGGCGCTTTTGGATGGTCTTGAAGCCAACACTCTTAATCCCTGGTAGGTTGTCAGACGCGTCTCCAACGAGCGCTCTCGCGAGCGCCATATTGCGCGGGTGCACACCAAGTTCTTCAATGATGCGCTTCTTATTATAAACTGTCTTGCTCACGGGACGGAATACCACAGTTTCTTCGTCACATAGCTGATAGAAGTCTTTATCGTTGGAGACGATAACCTTCTGCCAACCGTCATAATAGCTCATTCGCGTAAGATAAGAGATAACATCATCGGCTTCTACTTCTGGAATAATCGTCTGGATGATGGGCATCTCATTAAGGTATTCTATGAGGCGCATTTGCTGCCATACCTTATTCTGTATTTCCTCATCTTCTGTAAGATTTTTTACTGTGCGGTTGAGGCGAATGGGCTTTCTGCCGGCCTTGTAGTCTTTGTTGAGAGCCTTGCGCTTGCGGGAGCCATTAGGGCCATCCCACACAATAACAATCTCATCTGGCTTTGATTCTCGCACAAGTTTTTGGAGAATTTTTAAGGACCCCTTGATACCCCCGCAAGGCTCCCCCTGCATTGTCAGGCTTGGGTCCATAATATATGCTCTCAGATAAAGATTGAGCGCATCAATAATCAGTACTCTTTTGTTCATGCTCTCCACCAGTCCGGTGTCTGGGTTTTCCAAGTTGCAAAGCCAGCCTTCTCACCATGGTAATATGCGCGGTAGGCAGTAACGGCACACTCGTTTCGATACTGTGACGGCATAGCTTGTGCAAATGGTGTCTGTGAAATATTTGGAAGATTGATATGCTTCATTGCACACCACTCGATGACACTCTGACTCTTGTGAGTTTTGCCATATCTCTCGGTATACTCTTCACATAGCCCCATTCCATATTCGACGAGCCAATCCCAGTTAGCTTTGGACTGGCCGGCCCAAATAGTACATGGATGCTTGGCATGTGTAGGTCGGTAAGGGGTGGCATGGCCATATGATGCAACAACAGTGCACATCATCTGTGCAGTTTCTATAATCATCTTAATAACATGCTTGTCGCAGGCCATTTTGGCTGCTTTCTCTGGTTCTGTGTGTAAAACAAATATATTCATAGCTTATAACTCCCTGCTATCTTATCATTAATGGTATATACAACTCTCTTGATGCCAACATGCTTCATTGCTTGGTGGCACATGTGGCAAGGCTTTGACAACTTGTAGTCATCTTCTCGTCCTATTCTGGCAACATACACCGTAGCACCTTCTGTAATATTGCGGTCTAGGCCCAGAATAGCACCAAGCTCGGCGTGGAGCGTAGTCCTGCCGTTGTGCTGCTTTTGAAAACGGGTGCCAAATGCACAGTAGTTATCCTTATTAAAGGATGTATTACGAACCGATGAGCCCTTTACCAACACAGCGCCATGGCGATAGTCCGGAAACAGTGACTGGCTAGCGGTTCTCTTTGCTAGATCCATGTATCTTCGAATCTTGCCAGAATAATTGTGAAACTTTTCAGCACCATAGGATGAATCATACTCCTTTACTGATGACATGAAGCCCTCCTACAAGCTTATACATAAGTATAACGCATCACAGGAGGGCTGTCAAGTGTTTTATTCAGGATCGGAATAAAATTGTTCTGCAGATCCTTCACGCTTGTGGAACTTCTGAACAACCTCTTCATCCATTAGCTCAATGACGTTCTTTTTAAACTCTTCATCAGATGCTATTAGTTCGGCCCACTTCGATGGCTGAAACTTTTTCGCATAGCCGCTTGGCATTGTTAATGTATACCAAGCACCAGCGCTTGTCAGACAATCTGAGCTTTTTATAGCCTCAAACCAGCTCTCCTCATCGCAAATTCCTACATCCTCGGTGCCCCATAAAATACGGAAAACACAATTTCTACCTTGTGTCCCAAAGCGCGACTTCTCTAGCTTAACTTTTACCTCTGACCCGATGCGGAAGCCCTTCTCATCCTCAATAAACGCAGCTTTTGACTTTCTTCCTGTAAGCCAAATGCGCAGCGAATACGAATAGTGCATCGCTTTACCTCCCGGCGTCATGTATGGGGTGGTCATTGCAATAATACGTGCGTTGGGACCACTGGGAATGTTAGTCTTTAGCTGGTTGAGCACCAAAAATGTTGCCTGCTTATCGGCAATAGGAATAATCAGCTTCGACATACCTTTTGCAAGAATGCGAGCCTTCACAGCCATTGAAGACTGTGGATTAAAGTCACCCTCAACATCTGAGATAGACGGAGTTAACGCAAGGGAGTCCCAAATAAACACAAGCTGTTCATCTGCTGCTCCCAGCAGTTCCTCTACAGTTTCTAGCACGAATTCAACAGAGGCCGCCTGAATGTACATGAGCCTACCGAGGTCACACCCTGCACGCTCAAGAAAGTCAGGATCAATAGCGGACTCAGAATCAAAGTAAACAATAAGTTTGCCCGTCTTTTGTGCATTCGCCGCAATCTGTGCTGCCATGTATGATTTGCCTGTACTCTGCAAGCCTGCTAGTTCAGTGATCTTGCCTACGGGAATGCCCGCAGCCTGACCTTTGCAAATGATGCTATCTAGCCATCGGGATCCGGTAGGAATCCACTCCTTCACGCCTGTCGGGTTTTCCCCGGTAAGATCGTGGGCTACGTTGCGGCCGGCTTTCTTGTTAACAAGCTTCATTAAATCTTGCATTGAAACTCTGCCAGCTTTTGTTTCTTTAGCTTTTCTTGCCATTAATGCCTCCTATTTTTCTATCACAATGACGTATTCAGTGTTTTTCTTTTTGTCGGCGTTTTTTGCTTCTTTCCCGCCGGCACCCATCCGACTCATGAGATGGCGCGAATGTTCTTTTTCATAAATGGTAAAGTTCTTGTATTTTGCACCCATTTCTCTCATTTGATCAAAAGTTATCAGTCCTTCGTCACTATAAGAGAATACCACATAACGAACAGGAAGTCTATCAACTAATCGCAAAGTCGCATCGTATGCGGTCTTTTTGCTATACCAGGGGCTCAGCATTTCCTTATCGTGGGTTTCTTTCCTCTTCTTAATACGGTCTAGGCGCCTATTGGTTTTAAGTGAAACTTCCGGCTTATCCCAGCGAGCAATACTGTCCCAAATGTGGTAATAAGTAGAATAGTCTGCCGGCGTGTAAGGTGGATCTAAGTAAGCAATCTCAGCCTTTGGGTAGTCGATCTTAAGTGCGTCCCCAACAATATGTGTACCAGCAGGGCCTGCGTACGATGGTAACAACTTGAGTTCAAGTTTTGTGTCAACGCGAGGAGACTTCCACCCCTTAAGGTAGGCCTGTTGTAGTCCGACTGTGTTATCAACTTTGTCTAGCGCAAAAATAAGCGATGCAACAAGTGTCATCTTATCGCCATGAGACAAATCATATTCTTCGATCTTGTCTCGGATCGCGTCTGCCTTCGCTCCATTGTGCTTCTTCCACACTTGAATGAGGTCCCCGACTTCATTTAGCGCATCACAATAATTGTTTGTTAGCCAGCCTGGTGACGACTCAATTGTATTAAGCTCATTAATATATGGCTGTAGGTGTCCAATGTTGCCGTCGTTGCATACCATGGCATGACTATAAGTCTCCGACGCCCAAGATAAGTCACTAGTGGTAACTTCATAACCAAGCGACTTAAACGCTTGCGCTACTCGGGTGGTACCCGTGAACACATCGATGAGTGTTTTCTCTTCTGTGTCCAGGCTCTCGATCACTTCCGTGATTAATGGTACTAACTTGTTCTTGCTTCCGAGATACCGGACGCCCTTAGTTTCGATTTTGGTTGTCATTGTTGAAGAGCCTCTTTAACCCATTTGTCGAAGCCACCATTCGTGGTTGCAAAAACCACTTCAACAGGTAGACCTTCTTTCTCTACTTTGTCTCGAAAAACATTTGCCCAACAGCGACCGGTCGTTTTTGTTCCGGGCACCTCTGGTGTTCCCCAAAAGAAATATACTAGTGGATACTCTGAGCCATAGACATCATCACGAATCTTCTCAAGATCGACCATGACCTTCTCTTCGGTTGTACCGTGCTTCTCGCCATATTTAATTTCGACGATGCGCTGCAGCTCAGGGATGAATCCGTCCGAACTAAAGCTACCATCGTCATAAGGTGAGTCAAACCTCACCGTTCCATCGTAAGAAAATTCAGACCCCTTAAAATCTTCCATTACTTTCCACAAAGAAAGTCCGTGACTATCAAGTGCCTCTCGCAGTATGCGCTCGCCCTTAAGACCATTACGAGCACCATTATGTTTATCCATGTTCCCTCCGAACATTAATTATTAAAAATGCGGCACCCTATTCTTCCGGCCGGGGTGCCAGCGGCCTCATGCAAGCCTTACTTGGTGGCCATCAGTTCATCGAACGCTCGGTCCACATCATTTTTGCCATTGCTGTATCTTGTGGTTTCCTTCGAGCGGGACTCTGCACTTCCATCACCAGCAAGCTGTTCATCAAGGATGGCGTCGATTTGCTCTGGAGTATGACGCTCAAATAGTGCATCAAATTCAGGCATACCATCAAGGAGGGCAGGGATAGCTTCCGTATCCTCCAGAAGCGGGGAAGTGTTCCGACGCATCTTTAGGCTTGTCTGCGGGTATGCACCAGGCGCTGTTGGCTTGGTGTATGTGAGGGCGATATCGGTGCCCTCAAGGGTGTCGGTGATATCACCATAATCCGGGTCTAGAATATAGCCCAGCAGGTTCTCATAGGCGCGCTTTCCGTACCCATAGTACTTAATTCCTTCATCTTCGCGACCTCGCACCACTACAGGTGAGAAGAATCGCGCACGAACGAATAGTGACTTAGCGAGCTTCTTGCTCTCTTCATCGTTGCTGGAAACTCCTTCCTTCCATAAGGAAGAAGCAAATTCACAGATTGGACACGGATCACCGAAATTGCGCTTTGGACAAACGATTCCGCCGCGATGATCTCCAACGTTATAGTGGAAATACATCTCCTTTAGGGGATCGCCGTCAGGGGCAGGAACAATCCGGATATCCTGGTCCCCTTCATCGGGCTTAAACCAGGGCGAATTCTCTCTACCCTCTCCCTCACCACGTAAAGTGGCGAGCTTCTTTCTCATTAGTTCCATATTAATTGACATATTTTGTCTCCTTTTTTTTGTTGTTATGGTTAAAGTATATCAAGCGTTCCTTGATATCTAATATAATACTCTTAATCTACCTTGTCAAGAGTTTTTTGTTGTTGTATCGTGTTTGTATGGGCCACGACATACCCAAAATCTTTATGTGGTGTCTCGTAAATTGCATAAGAAATTTTACGAAACGCATTCGAGGGCTTTTTCTTTAGTATGTCTACAATCTTTCTATGCAACGTACCTTCTCCCGCAAGTCTTTGCTCATTTATACATAAATAATAACACAGTTCTCGCTCAACGTCAAGCTCAAAGAACCACTTTTCTTCTAAATTTTTAGTATCTAAAGCAGCCATGCTGCGAATGCGGTTTATTTCCGCAGGCTTAGCCACTTGGCCAATTTCAGGATCAGAATGAGTAAAATAATTTAAATAATGGACTGCTGAAAAAATGGCGCCATTAAGCGTATCATGATAACCCTTGATGGGTACGCTTCCCAGTGCGTTCTCAATTTGCAGATTTGAAAACACAGTCAGCGAGTTAAAGAGCCCCGAACGTGCATATTCTTGCAGAACCCCAAACGTAACATTTTCAATAAGGCGCCTCTCTCCTGTAACAAGTTCAATGTCTGGCTTAATGTAAAAAACATCAATTTTCTTGTTTTTTATCTGCTCAAGAATCCCTAGGGAATAGTTCGAGCTATAAGAGGTGCCCATAATGAAGACCTGTACATGGTCATGAAGTTCTTTGAAAAAGGTTTTTAGGTCTGGGATATTTTTTTCGTACTCTTCTGGTTTTTTGAAAGACTTTAGCTTTCGCTTCTTTTTGGTGCTTCTAGAAACCCTGTCGTTTAACACGTAAACGTCATATTGAGGAACTGCTGCAAATTTTTCAGCAATAGCAGATGGGCCTGTGCCGATTCCAATAACTGATATCATAACACTAAATTCTCTAGGTCGTAATAGTTTTTTCCAGCCTTTAAGTTAACCATAAATATCCCAAGCTTGTTTGCAGCGAATGTCTCTTTAATTTCTGTCAAAAGTTCACGGTCTTCATCATCAAAATCAATCACAATCTCATCATGTACGATATGCGATATAAATGATTTTCTGCCTTCCAGCATGCGATCAATGGCTACTGCACGATCAATCACAAGGTCAGCAGTTGTGCTCTGAATCAGATAGTTAAAGGCGCGCCATTCATCAACCTTGATGTGCCTCCCAAATATAGTATTAATATAGTCACCATCGTAGTACTTGTCAAGTACTTTTTTGCGGTCATAATAATTTGTATTGATGCTATCCGATTCCGGGTTATATAGCCATGCGAAGAATATAGTCTTTGCCTCTTCGCGGGGCATCTCCGGCTCCTCAAACACATTGCGAATGTTCCACTCATGAATATCGCCGACTGGTTGTTTTTGATCCGAAAGCGCCAACAACGTGCGAACCTCCGCGCCATTGTAGTCAAACGACAAGAACCAGTCATTGTGCGGCTTTATAAGGCGTCTAAGCTCTCTTTTCATCGTTAGTATAGGGAAGGACTGGGAGCGCGTAGAGAGGCGCCCTGTGACCGTTCCAAAGAGGTTATAGTCGATGTGTTTCTGGCCGTTTAATATTTTCTGTGAGGCATTCCTCAAGCCGCTAGAAACAAACAGGCTGCGACACTCTGAACTGTCCAGAAAAAGATCCTGATACTTTATCTTATATAGCAGCTTTGCCGCTGAGCACGCGTACTCATAGTTTTCCGGTTTTTCATAGTTTTCAAAAACGTATTCTGTGATTTGATTCCTGATCTCGCAGAATTCAAGCAATGCATCATGTGGCACAAGATCGAAAAAACAATGATTTCTAAGGTCAATTTTTGCAATGTCAAATGACTTCTTATATGCGCGCATCTTTCTTGACACATTATCCCACGCTTCTTTAAGGTGGTCAGGACACACTTCGTCCAATGACTTTCCGCGCGCGTATATCCATGCATATTCTATATTCGCATCAAGCAGCGAGCCACTGGGGCGCCAAGTTCTTGTTAGGTTCTCTGGTATTTTATTTTCGTCAAAAATTAAGTTACCATCAACATACACGCCGACACACTGAGTTTTATCATCGATAGGTTGAAACAACACCGTTTAATTCTTCCTCTTGGAGTTCTGCTTCCTTTCTTAATTTAGCACCTCTTTCTATGGATGTCAAGGAGCCATTGTAATTATATGTCTTTCCAATGACGCGCTCGAATGCCATAAGTGCTTCGTCAATATCGGAAGACCTATAAAGATCAATGGTATCGCCCACAAGCCTGTTGGTTTCCGAATCACTAAGTTTGGCCTCCATCTCAAGAAGTCTAATTTGCAAATATAACCTAAGAAAATAAACTTCACCATAGATACCCAGCAAAGCTTCCTCGGTATAATTTGTTGGTATTGTGACTTTTCTTTCTGTGCTCCCAGACTCACAAGACCAGTATTCTATATAACTGTTGGGTTTCACAGCGTCATACATCGCTAACAAAGCGCGCTTAAACCCATCGTAGTATTCTGTATGGGCGAATTTATATGCGCTTCCCAGCAACACGGAGGTAGAAGGTAAATTGTATCTTCTGGAATACTGCAGCGTAGTGTTAGAGCCTATGTCTGCGACTAACCGCCATGGCGTTTTCATATCGACCAAAAACCCGTAACTCCTACATGCATTTAAATAATACTTCCAATTTGGGCTGTTGACAAACTGTTTTATTTTTTCTTCATCATTTGCACAGTCAAGATCGGCAATTTCAATCGCAAGCCCACTAACGGATATGGGACATAACTTGTTCTTTACGTATGCAGGGTAAGTGTAGGGCGCAGATACGCTGGCTATTGCTTCAATCACCAGCATAAAATTAACAATGAACTCATCAAAATTTTTAAACTTTATATCATTCGCAGTAAACTGTCCGTATATGGTGCTAGTTAGACTGTCTAAATAGTTTCCGTACAGCCCTTTTGGGTTCTCATATGCATTATAGACTTTTAGCGCAGTAAGATATGGGTCTTTTGAAGATATTTTATTAGTCATCAATGCCTTCTGGAACTGAGTTTTCATTTCGTTGAATGCATCCACAACAAAGGCAGGCGCAGCAAGAGTGTTGATGTCGCTAGAACGAGAATCGGTAAAGTATTTCATTTCCACAGCATCTGTATTTAAGACTATGGGAACATAGCGCCGATCAACGCGCCCATATAACTGCTTCTCTGCTTGGAAATGAACCACATTCCCATATGTGGCCGCGGCATCCACCATTTCAAATTGGTAGGAATATTTTCTATAAAAACTATTAATGGGGCCATCAGAATTACCAGTTGAAAATTTTGACATAAAGTATTTTTCCTTTTATATTGTTTAAGTTTGGCACTTGGTTGGCTTACGTGGACCGGGGGAGCCACCCTTGTGTTGAGATGGAGACTTCTGTGTTGCTAGCTCGGCGACCCATTTCGCTGTGATTTCTGTCTCACATTCACCGGGCCCGAAAGTCGTTTCTGCGCGGGTTACCATATAATATCCTCCTATGCCATACCTTGTCAATGAAGCGTTATCTATCACGTTTTTGCCATTCACTGAGCGCGCCAGGTCCTTGTAGTGTTTAGATTCCGGAGAAAAGCCGCGCGGATTAACATATATGTAGGTTCCCGGGAAAATATTTGGAGACCCATAGCACGTAATAGTGGCATCATACACCTCTCTCAACTGCATTAAGCCATCATAGCCCTCTTGCTCGAAACGAACCTCTTTAAGGCCTGGTGCATCTGTTTTAGTTAATTGAATATTTTTGACTATCCCGTTGGGCTTTCCAAGAACAAAATGGAATACTCCTGCGGCAGAATCGAGGGTTTCATCGCCACTCATTAAGGCTTGCGGCTGGGTGCGGCCGGCGTAAAAAACTTGATAGTTGTAAGTATGATCAACTCCGCGGTAATTTATTGGGGAGTTCCGATCTCCAAACACATGAAGAAGTGGCTGCGAAACATGGCCAGAGCGCTTTGGATTTTGGGCTAAGTGGTACATATCCAATCTCCTCATCTTTTTGTTGCCTGCGCTCTTTCCATCGAGGCCTATACCGGGGCCGGGGCCGCTATAACCGCCGTCCCATTGACCTATAATCCATTTTGTTATTTCGTCGCCGTCGGCGTGACTGGGTGTCCAGTTGGGGTCACTAATTGAGGTCACTGCGGAAGAGAACACGCGGATTCTTTGTTTGGCGTTAATATCAAAACAACGATCTTCATTCAAAAAATTTCTAACTAGGTTATTCAACAGATCTTTTAGAAATATTGGCAGACTATATGAAAACTGGTCATTTTTTATTGTTCTATCGGTGAGCCAGTCCATGAAATAAGAAAGCGAGACTGGTATATCTCCCAAATTTGCATTAAAATGCTCTAATCCTATGCTTTTGGGCGTCACCAATTCAAGAGGCCCAAGCACAACCCTAAATTTCTTATAGTTCTCAGACAGCCTCTTATATTTGTCGCTCTCCATCTTCTTTGAGGCACTGCCGATCTCATTCGACGCCATAATCGCTGCCGGCATATCATCAAGAACACTACCGATGTTATTCATAATAACGTCAATCAAATCACTCAAATAAAACCAGGCAACATATTCATTCTGGTCTATGTCACTTACAACGGTATCCGCCAGATCTGGAACCTCTCCGGTGGGCGGCGTGTGTGCGCGCGCTATCTTAGTGCCTATCTGTTCGGACTGGCCGTCGATGACGGATTGATCTAAGCTATCTGGGTTAGCATCACCGGCGAAGGCCTCATCCGAAAAAAGATCAAACTTCCAGTAAGGGCCCTGGCTATTGAAATTGTTCAATTCTTTTTTAGGCAGCCTTTTGTAGTAAATCTTTTTATAAAATAACAAACTGCCGACAAGACTGGCCAATTGATTTATTTTATCATCATATATTTCATCTTTCATGTCTTCTTTTAGGTTGTCAAGTTTTTTCTCAGCGTCGGCGCGCGCGCAATCACGCTGAATTTCAGCCATTCTGATTTTTCGTACAACTTCTTTCTTTTGGATCTCCGGGTCTGCGAAAATATTAAAATTCGGTCCATCAAAAAAGTGGTCAACATAAGCTAAATAATTAATGTGAAATACCACCTGCCCTTGGTCATTAATATCAAACTCATGAATTGTAGGAGTCAAATTCAGTGTCACAAAAGAATTGTTAATGGCATCCTTAAGGCTGCGAGATTGGCTGTCGGTGGCGCCAAGAATCTCTCCGCCGGCAGGAATGGACCAACCAACGACCGCCTTAAGCCTGAAGTTAAGGTCTTCAAGGGCAGGCATTTTTGCCTGATTGTCGAATGAAAGCCTATCTTTATATCCGCGGCCAGTCTTTAGGGCCAAATCGGCATATTTATAGCCTCCCCTATCAACAAGCAAATCGTCAAAAGAAGCAGCAAAGATGGACAATTTTGCTTTAATGCTCTTTTTTACCGCAAATGGATCAGAACCTTCGTAAGAAAAGGTAAAATTTTGTATGCCTACGCCAAAGCCTCTTTTTTTTGTATTTCCAAGTACTGCATCAAATTTAGAATTAAAGGCATTATCAAAATTTACCTCAATTTCCTTTTCGTCTTTTGTAGAGTCCATGGAGATCTTATAGAGTTTTATCATTGGCTGCAACTGTGACAGGTACTTATTTTCAATATTAAATAATGCCGAGTATGATGGGTCGGAAACAAGCTGGTTCATGAAGCCCCATGGCTCTCGGTCTGCCAACAAGCAAGCATTTGTTCTGACCTTCGTTGTTTTGGTGGTCGACGGCCCACCTGCAGAACCTGGGGCGCGGTAGGACAAGTTTGAGCTTTTGTACGGAAGCCTTTTTTCGGTAGTCCCATCATCATCCATCACATAGCGATATTTAACAAACTGTTCTATGTGTGATAACAAAAGACATTGCTCTTTAAATGTTCTTCTGGTTGGTTCCTGGGATGCCGCTATCAGTTGACTCAACGCTGAGTTGCCCGCGCTGTCGGCGCGCTCGACGACGGCTGCCAACTCTTTTAGGCGCGCCTCCTCAGTCGCACTGAGCTGATTATCTGAACATAGCTCGTTGGCCGTCTTTGCACCGGTGCGAGCACGGTTATTGGCGCCGGTACCAGGCACGTCCTGCTCACCTTTGCCCTGTGCCTTCATTTTACATGCAATCTTTTTGTGCTGAAGTTCTTCTAGTTCACCGCGGGCTGCATCAGCATTTTTGTTGATGATTTCTTTATGCTGCTCGTTATAGGAAATAAGCCTTTGACCTTCATCTTGCAGGGCCTCAAGAAGTTTCAAATATTCTTCTGCTGCGTTATCCCAGTCCGTCCAGACATCGATGTAATCTCTGCCTTTCGGCTTGGACTTCGCGTTCTCGAAGCCTAGGGTCTTTGTTTCCATAACACTCAACATGTCCATCATCCCCTTTAACTGCTGGATCCTGTATCTGATATTTACTTCGGATTCAACTGTTCTTGAGTGGACGATGATCTCTTTACCATGGAAGAAACTTTCCTTCCGGACTATCTCCTCCGCTTTCCCAGCAAAACCCAGTCCGGACGCGTTTTGTTTATAAAGGGTGTTAAAGACGTTCGTCATATCAGTGGCATTTTCGGGATCGCCCTCGATGGGAAGGATGGTCAGTTCCTGTGGTGTTGCAACAAAAGACGCGTCCTCGTAGATGTGGCCGTCCTCACGCGTCGTATCCTGGCCGGTGCCAGCGGCGCCTGTTTTACCCCAGCGCGGGCCGAGCTGCTCGAAGCTTGTCATCCACTCGTACGTACCCTGTTCAATGAAAGAATTCATTTCTTTGGTTAGTTCCACATAATTGTAGCCGGATGGTGTCTCCGTGGGTGCACCCGCAGAGAGCCATCCTACAGACTTTTTGTACTCGTTGATGGTATGTACGATATTCTCGCACCTTGTGCCCGTCTGATAAACATCATCCTTACCCTCTAGCCATTCTTTTTCTGGTGGGGAGGCGCCTCTATTTAATACGCATTTCGCCATGTTACCTGCCTAGCACCCTGAGACCATCTTCTAAATTGGATGGAATTTCTATGAGTGCCCCTTTTTTAATGTCAGCCTCAGTCGGGTACCCGTTGTACCATGCTATAACCCACCAAAAGCGAGAGTCGCCGTAATAGGTGTGTGCTAATTTATAGAAATGATCGCCGGTGGCCCAAATATAAGAGGTTGTGGTGAGCAATGTACGCGAAACGAGGCCCGGATGGAACATGACCGGAGTTCCAAACTGTACAATTTTCTTGACTCCTCTCTTTTTCTTTAGAAAGTCATAATATTCACTTTCATTTACCATTGGTGTTTCTGAATTATATCTTGACATTTTTGTGTTCTCCTGTTATTGATCTATCATTGTAAAGGCGCCATAGGTCTCGGATTCTTCGTCGAAGGGTGCATCCATACCAAATTCGTCATAGTGCGTGGTGGCCATTGTCATCGTTATCGGGGCCAAGCCCTCAGAGTGTATGACAGACGTCGTCACGTCGGCTTCACCTATTAAATAATCGGACGCGGCCTTTAAATATTCGTAGCTTGCCATTTGATCTGCTGTCATATTGCCATCATTGTAGGCCGCGGCGTTCGCCTTCAACCATTCGATATCTCTGTTAAGAGTTTTTGCGGGGTTACGCCTAAAGAGTCCTGTTTTGGTTCCATATCTTTTCAGTGCTGCCAGGCGTGCTTGTTCTGCATACGAAGCTTCTGACTCTTCTGGGTCGGGTTTTGGTTTCATGGCCAGTGCAATGTCATCGCGGAGGGCTTTTAACTCGCTGGTGGCTGCATCCGCGCCCATCAGCGTTACGCCATATGGGAACGATTCGTCATTGAATTTATCTTTGTCCCACCCAAGTGTCTCATCGTGCATAGCTGTGAAGTCTATAGAAAGTTCTATCAAACCCGGGAGGACCGTATTGCCATCTTTCGCAAAGGTGGTTACGTCTGAATTTTCCAGACTATGATTAATAGTAAGGCTTGTAATAGAACCAAGAAGGCCTTTTGTTGGATCCGGGGTTGATTTGTAAGAACTGTAGTCTGTTGCGGCGCCGGTTGGATCGGACTTTGCTATGAGGTTCATGACCTTAAGTCTAAGCATCGGGCCCTGAGAAGGCACCATTCCAGAACCATGTGCTGTATAATTTGGATATAAGAACTGTGTGAGTTGGGCAACGCGGCCAAGGTTGTCATATGCTTCTCCGAACGATTCCGCCGGCACTTTTAAGCCAAGAGAGATTCTTCGTGTGGTAGATTTAAATATTTGAATTGGATCGGTTCTGCCGTAAACAACCTCTTCAGTCCATTCACTAGAGAAACTTTCATTTAAAGAACTAATGAATGCTTTAAAAAATACACGGCGCCCTGATGGCTCATGCCTAAAAGAAACAACCATCGCATGACCTTCGCTCGAAGCAATCGAATCCGACGGAGAAACAAAGGTAGTCCTGCCGGCTTCCTCTCTGGGGTCAGCATATTTGTGTACGTTAAAATATCCTGGGGGTGCATTTTCTGACATGTTTTGTTTCCTTTAATTCTTTCTTGTTTTAGAGGTTGAAAGCGCTAAGGTCATACGACGTAAGTTCTGCTGATGTGGGGCCGGATCCTAGAAGCGCTGCTGCCTTAGACTCCCAGCTTGTGAGACCGGTGAGCCCGGAGAGCATAAATTCGACGTTTCCGGTCTGCTGCGAACTGGTCCAGCTACTCTTGGCGCCATTGACGGCACTATTGATATAGTTATAATTCGCAGCCTCTTTGGGGCTCAGCTTGCCGGTCGACATCTTCTCTTTCATCTTTGCAAGGAACTCCAAATCCTTTGCAAGACGACTAACGGCACCAGGGATCGCTTTTCCATAGCGCGCCTGGGCGTCAAGGGATGCCTGACTGGGGAGGTTCTCAGCTGGTTTGACCTTTGGGCGATGACGCGCAGCAATCTCTTCTTTGACTTTGTCTGCGGCAACCTCAGCATCTGCATCGCTCATTAGTGTAACGCCGTAAGGAAAGACACCATCATTAAAATCGGTTTTATTCCATCCCAATCTTTTTTCATGAATAACCGCAAAATCCACATTAAGTTCAATAAGGCCAGGGAGGACTGTATTACCATCTTTCGCAAAGGTGGTTACGTCTGAATTTTCCAGATTGTGGTTGACCGTAAGACTTGTGATAACACCAAGAAGACCATGGGCAGCGTCCGGGGTTGATTTATAGGAGCCGTAACTTGCTGCTGAGGCTTTACTCGTTGCATCTTTGGCTTCTCCAGTGGTAGCATCGCCGGCGGCCTGGGTGCCAGCTTTCGCTATAAGATTCATAACCTTCATTCTAACATATGGGCCCTGGGATATGGTCTTGTGGAGGCCAACTGGCGTGTAGTTTGGGTACAAAAACTGTTCGAGCATAGAGACTCTGCCTAGGTTATCGTATGCCTCGCTAAAAGACTCTGCCGGCACTTTTAAGCCAAGAGAGATTCTTCGCGTTGTTTGTCTAAATAGACGACTGGGGTCTGTTCTACCAAAAATATTCTCTTCTGTCCAATCACAATTATACGTCTCTGTCAAAGAGGAAATAAATGCTTTAAAAAATACACTTTTGCCAGATTGCTCATGTCTAAAAGAAGCAACCATTGCATGGCCATCGGTCGAAGCAATCGAATCCGACGGGGAAACAAAAGTAGTCCTGCCGTCTTTTTCTCTCGAATCTTTGTTTTTGTGTACGTTAAAGTATCCCGAGGGTGGGGTTTCTGATGCCATTTTTACGTCCCTCTCCCTGCCATGGCATTACCGGCCAGCTTACCGAAGCGCTGGTCTACAAACTTTCCGACCTTCTTGCCATCCATCATAACAACTCCCTCAACATTAACATTAACTTCTCCTGATACACCTCCACGGCCCGGGGCGCCGCCGGCGACGGCACTTTTGACTGCCGCGGCAGTCGCTTTAGTGCCAGCGGTTGCGCCGGCGAGGGCTGCCGCGGTCATCGTGGCGGTTAGTGCTATCGCCTTGGTGGTGGGCAGCTTTTCTATCTCGTCATTAATCTTTCCGAAGCCCAGTGCAATTTTCGCAAGCTTGGTAACTTCAAACTCTGCCAGTGAGGAAAAGAATGTCGCATAATTCTCAAGTACGTCAGTGGGGGCGAGTGCCAAAGCCAAGGCCAAACCAAACATAGCTGTGGTAACGATAGTAAGAGCTATTGCGGCTATCGCGAGGCCGGGCGCGAGGTAGGCCAGGGTACCGATGAATACTGCGAAACCTATCATCTTTTCTTGTTCTATGGCTTCAAACATCACTGCCAGGCCCTTGGCCATCTCTCCGACTCCCAAAGCAGCTAAACCGATTCCTGCACCAAGCAAGAATACGGCAGCACCTAGAGCCAACATTGGGCCGGCGGCCATGGCGGCGGCTGGGGCCATCGTCAAAAATAAGGCAATTATGAAGCCCATAGATGCCCCAAACGCAAGAATGCCCACAACTGCAGCCCAAGCATTATCGCCAGCTTCTCCAAAGGCCTTCACAATCTCTGCTACTCCAAGCGCTGCGAGCGCAACACCAGCGCCGACCATAAGAATTGCGGCACCTAGAGCAAGAAGTCCCGAAGCGCTTCGGGAGGCTGCGCGGCCTACATTGCCGATGGCCCTACCCATGGATTGCGACGTCGTTAGACTGGCTCTGTCCGCCACGTTGGAGCCTTCTTGCAGTGTGGTTTTGAATGCAATTTTCTTAGCAAGATCCATGATTGTTCCGCCAAGCTTGCCCAGGGCGCCGGCGGCATTCAACGCTTTCCATGTGATCCACGCAACCCCAAACAGATACCAGTACTCTGTGAGCATAATAACAAACCTTCCAACTTCCACAAGCGCGTTTGCGAAGGTCACCAAACTATCTTTAATATCTGCTTTCTCGGCCTCAGAAAGTCCCTTAACCCAATCTTGAAGTTCTTTAATCACACCCGACATGATCGGAATGAGATCGGCCATGGCTGTTTTAAATTGTTCAGTCATGCTTTGAATATCTTTCGTGCGTTTTGCAAGCTTTGCGTATTCTTTGGAGGATTTTTGTGTGGTGCCCTCTAAGTTGCTCATATCGCCAGAAAGGACTGCTGCTAAGTCGCTCACATCACTTAGGCCGAGAGCATCTGTGTAGAACTTTCTCTGGTAGTATGACATGTTGTCAAAGGTAAGACCGGTATCTAAGATAGAGTCTCGAATCATGTTAAAGCGCTCTGCCGGGTCAGTTGCCATCATCAAGTCCATCGCGTTGACAAAATTACCCCCCAGTGCTGCATTTAGCTTGCCGGCCTGCTCGGCGGCGCCTTCAAATGTATCAAACTTGTCTGTAATGGCAAGAATCTTTTTCATTTCTAGACCGGTTGTCTTGGAAACAATGGCCAGGTCTTTAAAGGCTCGAACACCCTGATCTCCCATTTTCGCTAGCCCATCGCCCATGGCGGCAAAGTCTGCGCCTAATTCCGACGGTATAACACCGATCACATTGGCAAAGTCTGCAATGTCACGGCCGGCAGCGGCCGCGGCTGGGCCTGTCATTCCAAAGGCCTTAGTGCCTGTTTGCATGGACTTTGCGAAGTCTTCGTTCTTAATGCCAACCTCAGCTAGCAATGCGCCGGTTTTTGCAATTTCGTCTTGCGCAGACGAATTAAGCATTGTAAAGTCAGTGTATGTGCTCTTTAGCGCTGTCATGGCAGCACTCATTTCTTTCAATTCAACGCCATATAAACGAGTTGCCTCATAGTTGGCGGTCATTTGCTTCGCCATCTTATCACTGGCGCCGGCATTACGCTTGAATGCGCTTTCTGCCTCATCAACCTGAATGGCTAGATTAATCAACGAGTTAACGAAGGATTTAAGAAGACCTAAACCTAAACTTTTAGCAAATTCAATCGCGCCGGCGGTACCGCCTCGGAATGCCTTTGCAACATTCTTTAGGTTGTCTGTGTTAAGGACGCTGTGCTTGCCATATGCCCCAAGTACGCCGCCCATGGCATCGCCTAGGCCTTTGGCGGCTTCGATACCCTCTTTGATGGCTTGGGTGGAGTTGGTTAGTTTCAGGAGTGTTTCTTCTTGTACAGCTAGGTTTGCCTTGGCAACTTTAAGCTTCTCTAGGGCCAGGGCGCCCTCCTCGCCGCCAAGGGCTACTTCTTTTTCTAAGTCTTTTATACGCGACTTTTCCAATTCGAGGAGGGCCTGTTGTTGAAGGATCTGTGCGTCCGCAGAATCGCCCAAAGTCTTATATGTTTCGTATTGTTCGAAGAGTTGGTCGGTGGTTTTCGCTGAAGCAGTATTAACCTCATCAATTGCTTTCTTGACGTCGGCCAATAACTCTGGCTGCTCTTTAAGCGCTTTATTAACTGCTTCTTCGATTTCATCTCTGGTTTTTTTAGCCATCTAGTGTCCTCGCTAGAAGTAAATAGTTTTATAAAAAAAAAGACAAGAGCTAGTCTTGCCTTTACTTCTTTGGAGCCTGGGCGCGCGGATCCGGGTTATTGTGTGCTGTGAGTGTTTGTGATTTGCTGCTTCCACCCTTCGAAGCTTCCTCTATCGCTTCATTTTCTTGTTTTATCTGTTGGACCAATCTTTCAACAAACCACTTTCGAAGACCAACAGGGAGGTTATATGCCTCTGTAAATGACCACCCACCAGAATATTTTAGAAAGAAGAACTGCTCATAGACGTTCTCCATGTAATTATCGGTCAGGCCAAAAAAACTCCGCTCCCAGCGGTACCTCCATGTCCTGTGAGTGTTCACACTCGGGGCACTCGAAATACTGCTTAAGATCTATGTTTGGCGCTGCTAGTTTATATGCCATTCGCAAATGTCGAGAATCCATGGACGGAAGATTGTTAATAACGTAATTTCTTGCCTCGGCGCTGTCGTCTTCATTTACTGCAACAAGTAAATTGGCTAACTGGGCGGTTACACTGTGTTCGTCACCCTTTCTTTTGCGCGCTCTCTCGACTGAGGTAAGAAGCCTCTTCTCGTCATGGCCGACAAGAAGCCTAAAACGAATATCTAAGCTTGTTCTGGGCAGCGTAGTCGTAAATGTGCCATCTTCATGGTCTACTAAATCAAGCTGGTGTGCGTCCTCGCCTCTGTAAATATTCGCCTCTTTTAAATCAAACTCGTAGCGGTTAGTCTCGCCACAACTTGGACAAGTAACACTTGTTGAATAATCGCTACCATACCCTGTAGACCTGATTGCAATAATAATTGCGTTTCTATCTCCAATAAGCAGCGTGTTTGCATCAATTCTTTTGTCTACGATAACACTTTCGATAACTCTATCCAAAGCGACACCTTTCTTGAGAAGGGTTTGGGATGTCAAAATATCCTCTTCCCTGGCGGTCATCTGCTTAAGCTCGATACTATCTTTGCCGTGCAGCGGATGATCTTCCGGGTAAAACTTCCCTTCTGATGGCAGATCAACAAACTCCGTTGGTACAACAAACGACAGCGGCATGCCACCTTTGTTGTCATCTTGCATTACGTGTTGGGGGACCGAATCTGCCGCGGTCTTTTTCGCGCCGACACGACTTTTATTTCTTGACAATATACACCTCTATTTTAAAATATTGTTTATGTTGAGACGACCTTATCGAAGAACGTTGTCGCGCCCGACGACTTCGCGCCGTCGTTGGCCGTCTCTATGGTGGCCCAGTCGTACTTGAAAGTGACCGAAATTTCTGATAAATCATCTTCTCCATACGCCATATCGCCGTATTTAACTTCTGTCATAAAGGAGTTATTAAGAGTCCATGTCTCGACCGCGGCGCCATCACCATCATACTGAATGATCTTCACTTTTCCCAAGGCACCTGCTGCGGATGATTTGGATATAGTGGCCGGGTAGGTCGAATTCGGTGGCGGCGCATAACCAGATGCCTGCATAATATCAGAAAAGGTTGCGGCTGCGTCTGGGTTAACGGGGTCGACCAGTGTCATGACCACATCATTCCAAGTAATCGAGCCGGGATAATAAAATGTATGGTTTAAATACTTGTGTTCTGCGGCTGCAATAGTGAAGGATGGCTTTGATACGGTCTTTGCATACCAAAGCAGGGTGTCGTTGGTCAGACCGGTCATCTGCACCTGGAATCTAAATTTTCTTTTTGGATCTTTGAGAGGGCTAGTGGGGCTTGGATCTGAAAAATCGGTTGTCCAGAATGACATTATTTGGGTACTCCTGTTGTGTGCGTTCTTATTTTAAATAGTATCTTATTTTCTTTTTTAATCATTAAATCCTACGCCAGTTCGGGTAACAACGAAGTCAAGCGCAATAAATTCAATTGCTCTCGCCGGCTGTATCTTAATCTTAGCGTATAGGATGTTCTGATCAATGAGCCAGTCTTGATCTGTTTGGCCAGTAGTCGCAAGAAGCTCCGGCGGAATATCAGCATCACTCTGCACGGCTAGCTCGTAGTTTGTGATACCATGTTGTGTCAGAATATTCGACAAGAATGGATCTACTAGGCCTCGGAAGTTATTCCATGTGGCCTCTACGTTCTGCTCGAACAGAACTTGGTTAGCAAGAACTGCAATCGACTTCTTAACATAGTTCATGAGCCTTCTGACATTAATTCTATCTAAGGCTGATGATTCGCCCTGTAGTGTCTTCTGGCCAAAGACTACAACTCCGCTTCCCGGGAAGGAGGCAATTGGGTTGATGCCGGCCGCATAAAGGGTATCTCTATCATCAGACGTCAATCTTTCACTGACATTCACAACTGGGATATTGGCCGCGCCATCCGTAAGGCCGCCGCGGTTAAAGCCAGCTGGAGCGAACCAAAGCTTTGTTCTTTTCTCTGAACTAGCTATGACACCTACCATGGCTACAGAAGGCGGCACCCACACAAGCTGTCCTGTGTTAGCATCGCGGGTTTGAACCCATGGATAAAATGTGCAACCGTAGCTACTATTCTGTGGTGTGCCGACGGCTCTGTTGTTTGCGACTGCAACTGGCGTTGTTCCAACTCGGCTTGACTTATCTGCATAATAGACTTCGTGTGTTGGGATATAAACGCTTGCTAGGTCAACTATGCCCAACGAATCGCCGCGGTTTGTGCACACCTCAGTAATCTTGTTATTTAAGCCAGTATTTGTGAGACCTGGGGCCAACAACATATTCATATCGACAGATTCAGGATCTCTGGTTAGGGCGATGGCCTTGTTCCACGTATAGTAAATGGAGCTACCGGCTTCGGTACTAGTGCCAATTCCGTTATTATACATCGGATCCGGTACACGAATGTTGAAACCATCGCTGGCGCCCCAGAAGGGAACAGTGAACTTGTCATAGCCGGCGTCTAGAAGGCTCTTATAAGTATTGGAACCTGTGGCTGTATAGCTTGTGCCGCCGACTCTGGAGCCAGATCTGTGGAAGTAGTTGCTGCCGCTGGTTGCCACAGAGCTATTAACGACATCGTCTAGCGTAAAGAAGTATGCAAACGCATCGATACCAGTGAGATCGGTGCTATCTATCGGGTTATCTGCGAAGCTCTTATAAAGCAGTCTATGCACATCAGCGCAACTTTGGTCATGACGCGTACTAGTGGCTGTCCGAGTGGTTTGCACTCCAAAGTAGGCGCGTGTTGCCTGGCTTAAGCCGCCATCAGAGGCAGAGTTACGAATTCTCACGGACGGGAACTTGAATGAAGCCGTGATTGAGTTCGCCGTTCCAAAGCCACCAGAAAGCACCCGCTGAGCGACGTGCTTAAGACCTGAGCTTGGCAAGTATCCATCCACAATGATAAACTTATTAGCCAGGGCGTTCGAACCAGATGTCGCCTGGGCATACGAGCCGGAGAATGTCGAATCTGAATATTTCGGTGGCCCGAAATATCCCCATGGCAGAAGCGTCTCAAGTCCACCGGCGCCGGCATCAATACTATCATCCATCTGCACCCTAATGTACTTGGAAACATTGGGGTACCCGCCCGGAATTTTCGCTACCAATCTCGGGTAAGTGTAGCCGGATGTTGTGTCGAACGTCCACTCCTGGGTACCAATTTGGCGTGCAATATAGTTGGGAGAGGTTGGATTGAGGCTAAGATTATCGAATCTTTCTACGACCTGTACATCGTTGTCTGTATCACCAAACTTTCTGACTACAAGAGAAAATGTTCCGTAAGGGTTGGCCGTAGACTGTGATTGCTTAAGTCTTTCAATTGAGATCTTAAGGTTTCTCTGTGTCCACTCACCATGACCGCGGTCGATAATGCGGAAAAGTCTTTGCGTGTCTTCAGCCTTAAAGCTAGTGGCGCTACCCTGGTCCTGGCCAACGATCCAGCTAGTTCGAGCTGTCGAACCTGCCGTCAATGCGGCCTGGCCGAGCATGTTTGCGGGAGTTTCATTGTCGCTTGATCCAGTTAGCTGAAGGCCGGCGATCACACCAATAAGATTGCCACTTGTCAAAGACGCATCTCTTAGCTCCTGCTCGTAAGTTTCTCCTAACCAATAATCTCTTTCGGATGTGGTGGGGTAAAAGTTGCCGCCAACCCTCAATTGTGGGTTAGTGTTAAACTTCTTTCTAATGAAATCTGCACTAGTATCATCGAGGTTAAAGTTAATCGTTTCGTTGCGGCCGTTCGAGCCGCTGATGGCGACCTTAAACCTACCGTTGGAATCAGATTCAATCATAGTGGAAGCTGCTGTAACTGATCCGCCGTCTGTCGAGCTTGTTCCATGAAGCGTTCCCTTAAGAGCAATTGAGCCGCCATCTAAATACCATACAGCAGCTAGTTGGAACGAGTTAGAGCCAGTGTATGCGAAATTGACATTGCCATGTAATTCGGCTGACCCCGAGGGAGCTACCCAAAGACCAATGGCGCCGCCGCGCGTGCCTTCATTTGCAGTTAATAGGTTGTCGGTTTTCCAACCAGCCTGCGGGTCATCTCCAGAATTTTTCTCACCGTAGTACTCTTCTCCCAAAACTCTAATGTATGTTAGTGGGGCTATATTGGCTTTTAAGTATGCTTTGGCTGCGTAGGTACCATACATTGGTGACTGGCTGCTGTTTCCAACACGGTAAACATCACCACCCTGGAAGCCTGGGACTGTGTCACCGAAATTAGCAACAAATTGTTCCCATGATTTTACTTTAATTGGTACCATGGCCGGCCCTTTCTTGGCGCGGCCGATTATTACAGCGCCTATAGCGTCTGCTGATGCCGGCATCTGAGAATTATCTGTCTCGATAACTTGAACGCCCGGAGCGCTGTCCCGGCTCATGAATCTAAAGCTGCTTATGCCCATTTTTTTTGGTTCCTTATATTTGCTGGGGTTCTATCAAATTATAGACTAAATTATCCCCGCGATCATCTTTAAATAGTATTTCAGAATTCAAAAGTCTCTAAAAATCCGGAACTATACTAACAAACGAGCAAATGTTTCCGGAAGTGGTTTTTTGCCAATAAATTCCTTTATCCTTTATGTAATGGAGTCGTCCCCAGGAAACGCACTCAGAACTGTTTCACTTGGATATGTTATTTCTACCACATTCTCATCAATTCTCACTAGCTGGCGATCATCGTTGGGGCCCTCTCCTATCAGATATCCCAATATTCTAATTGTAAATTCGGTCGTAAACATGCGTGAATCTTCGCCCAAATCATTAACATTGTTGTTGTGGCTAAAGTCTTTGTCAATGAAAGCTTCATAGAGGTGCCCATTTCGCCTCAAAAGGAAGGAATTGATCTGGCCTGTGCGAACCATGAATGGTGTTAGCAGTTCGTTCATCTGTTGTTGATATTCACTTTTGATCGATATCTTATATTCAACGTTCACATATATCGGAATTGGAATAGAAAGGTATTGAATAACGTATTTTTTGCCGGTTCTTGGGAACCAGGGGTTACCACCGCCAGCGCCGCCCGGAAGGTCCCGAGTATTGCCAACAACAGCATAATTTCTTGTTTTATCAGGAACCATTCGTTTCGCTACAACCATTCTTCCTGTACGGCCATTTTTTCTATCTGAGTATATATGAGCCTGGTAGCTACCTTTTCTTGTTGGGTCTTTAGTGATGGTTGTTCTTTCAATACTCAAAAGCGGCATTTTCAATGCGCCGCCATCATCACGAAGACTTTTGTCATTTTTAATTTGATATGCGCGTTCTGGTGTCTGCCACAAAACTGGCACTTCTGTGAATCCTTCATTGGTGTTTGAGCGTAGCCTTAAATTCTCTTTTAGCCACGAAACTATAGAATAATCTATATTCTCGACGTCAGACGCCAACACTCCCAATTCTTTTAAAGTACTAGAGCTAGCGCCTTCGGGCAGCATTGCGAAATCGAAATTATCAGGTAGCATCGAATAGCCCCTTTCTTGCGCGGCGACATCGGGCCGAGATCTCGAAACCGTGTTGCACCTGGCCGAAGAGCTTTGTATCTTCGCTTAATTTAACTATCTCGTAGTAATAATCTCCGTACAAAACAAAATCTCCCTCGCGAACATAAAGGTCTTGGTCATCCTCCAACCTTCTTTTGTGAAAATGAACATTAATTTCCCAACTTTTGTCTATTCCGGCTCCAGCCATGTATTCTGTTGCCAACTCCGTAAACTCAACTAGCGCGAAAACCCTAACGGGGGGGAGATATGTCTTTTCTATAGCTTCGCCGTACATATCATGGAAATCTGTTGTTTCCATGTCTATGGGATAATAAAGAATCTGCTGCCCGATGACCTTTTCAATAAGTTCATCATTGACTTGCTTTACGAGGTCTCGCTCTTTCTTACCAAAGAATAGTGGCGGAGGAGCTTGTTCTGGTCGTTTCCATTCGTTAGACATTTTCTATTATCCTACAAAAATTGGTAATGGCGATGCCTTAAATACGGTTGCTGTGGCTTCAGCTGTTTCTGAATCGTATTTAACCAACTCCTTGTATTCAACCTCCTTGAGCATCTCCATAAGTTTATCTTTAAGCGCGGTTTGCTCTTCTTTTGCTTGGGATAGTAATTCTGAGTGATTCAATGTCACACTTTCGCCCGGAATCGGGATTTGGGTGAATTTACCTCGAATTTGAGCCAGCATCTCTTTACATAGCGCTAGCGCATATTTTCGGATCCACTGTTTACCTATTGAATTTATATTTGTATATGGAAGATTGTCAAAGGGCACTGTATTTAAATTATTTACACCCTGGGTGCCGTCTGTATAGCCAGAATTCTCTTCCCAGGGAGTCTGATCATCAACATAGAACCTCACCCACATTCTATCGACATCAGAAAAGTCCCAGTAACCAGGATCTGGATAAAGACGCAATTTGTTATCTATAATTTCATATGAAAAGTTAGATGTTCTGGTGTTAATTGAGTCTTCATACATCATTGACTGTAATTTGTTTTGCCAGACGGGAACTATCTCGAACGATGAGTCATCTGCAAACTGACCATACGTGGACATGTTTCCAACAGCACCAATCCCTCCATAATAGCCATAAAACCTCCAAACTGCGCGTGGAGTAATGTAAAACACCTTTGTTACTATAACTCTTTTGGTGCCGACCTTGCCGGAAAACGGCACAGCATTTCCGGAGTCGTCCAAACCGGATGAGGACGCGTCTTCGATGATTTCCTGTAAATCATAATCTTGTTTATTTGTTGTTGGCTTAAATGAGGCGGAATATTGCGGAACAGTTCCGCCTATTCCCTGCATAGCCATCATTGTATCACCAACTTTCTTGCTATAGCTAGCCTGGAACCTTGGGTATGACAGGCTGGCACTTGTGGGACCAGTGAGACGCTCTCCCTTGTGATCGAACGTTCCTGTTGTGGCGCCCAAGACGCTAGATAGAACATTTTTGCCCTGGTGTAAATTAATAATATATGAATATTCTAAGACTGCTTCTTCGTACGCAGCATACACCTGATTGGCGGTAATCTCGATATCAACAACATCTCCACCTAGCTTTTTATAAACATACGCGACTTGCGCGCTGGCGCCACTAATAAATTCTGCTGATGCTGTGTAAATTCCAAACGGCAACGATCCGGTTACTAAGTCTGTGCTTCCTGTGGAAGTTAATACTATTGAACTTTGAGTTGATGCTGGATCTAAGTTATGCGCCACGCGAAGGGCCCTCCTACTAAATAAATAGTTTCATAAACACAAAGCTCAACCATATGTTGAGCTTCGTTTTAAATAACCAATAAATTTGTTATTTCTTCTTAGTAGTAGTTGTTTTTCGTGTGCTTCTTTTCTTGGTTGTTTTCTTGGGCTTAACGGGTACCGCTTCTTCGGCAACAACCTTCTTCGCAACTTTCTGAACAATCTCTTGCAGATCTGGCTCCTCGACGTGGGCTGAGTGCTCGATGTGGACTGACTGCTCGACGTGGGTCGTGGCTGCGGCTCTCTTAGCTGCATCACGCCTTCTGAGCATTAATCTTTTTCTTGGGTTCATGATACGTTCTCCTTTAAAATAAGTAGTTTCATAATGCCAAAAACGAAAATCTCAAAAATTGTAAGCGAAAAAAATTTGACAGATCGGCGTTTTTGGATCTTGGCCTCTAAAAGAAAAGCCCCCTTCCGAAGAAGGGGGCATAACTTTAAAGGTTTATTTTAGTAAAACTAAAAGTTTATTTATTAAGCGATGATCGTAGTTGTCGTAAAGTGAGTTGCCAAAGTTGGGTCATCTATCTCACTGATCAGATCGCCTCTATAGATGATCACGTTGGCGGCGCCAGTATAGTAGAAGTCCAATATTGTTCCACCAGTTCCACCAGCTTTAGCCACTGTATCTAAGTCGAATTCCACTCTCTTAAAAGTATCACCAACATCGGCAATTGCCGTTGCGACATCCGTAGGGGAATTACCTTCGTTGGTATCGCCAACTGCACTTGCGGCGCCTTGAAGATTACTTGTTACACATCCAACATAAAGCTTATCTAAACAAGCTATACCAATAACTACCCTGATATGCATTCCACCGTTAGATGTGGTTGCTTCCGGTAATCTAATGTAATTTGTGTCTGCCATAGCGACATTTACCATAATAGTAGTGTCACCGGTCAGGGCACTGTAATCCTTGTTGCCAGTCGTAGTAATATACTTAAAATCCTTTCTCTGTATTACAGTAGAATTGCTTAAGTCAATCTGTCTTTGCAAATTTTCTAATAGAGCTTGAGTTCTCGCCAAGCCCACTCTTTTTGATCCCATAATTTAAAACCCTCCATTTATGTGTTTATAATTTAGGTGAGACAAAAGTTACCCTCTGCCTCGCCTATAAGTAGCACTTTACATAAAGAAAACCCCCACCTTTTTCAAGGTGAGGGTCTTCCGTATCACGTTTAGCCGTGCTTTTTACTTAATATGTAACAAATGTTTATATATTAAGCAGTAGCGCCAGCCTCACCGATCATACCTCGTACAACAACTAGGCCATACATATCGGGACGAACCATCTTCTTCGCATAACGAGTCATGACTCCCTTACGGGGCACGAAGTCATCCGGTCCAAAGATAGTAGGTGTGGTCTGTAGCGGCACATAAGGTGCGTATACATATCCGCTTTCAAGGAAAGAGGATCCACGTCGACCAACCAAGATGAGGTTACGATAGAAGTACGGATCAACGTACACATCGAACTTCTTGGTTAGAGAACCGACCTTAACCGCACCAATGGAACCACGCTCGTCGTCAGCAGTGACGGAAGCACGGAAACCAGCAGTGAACTCAAGAATGTTGGCAACTTCGGGTCCGCAGACGACGAAGTTAGCGCCACCACGCAGAGTCTTGCGGTGGATCGCGGCTGATACATCGTTAATGGTCTCGACAAGAGTCTCATACCACTCACTAACAGTACCGGTGAAGTCCGGAGCAGCTGAGCTAGCACCAATTTCGGCGCCAGTTGAGCGGTTCACGAACAGACCCGGTGAACGGGACCAATACTGCGTACCAGCTTTCGAACCCTTAATAAGATCCTCAAGGATCTCGCGGTCGATCTCAAGAGCAATCTGCTCAGAGAGAATACTGGTAAGCTCAACCTCAGCATCAAGGTTGTGGTAGGCGTTGAGGTCTTGACCCAACTCCGGTGTCCACTTAGCCTTCAGCTTCTTGGTGATAGCGGTCACAGCCACGGAATCGACCTTGATGTCGATCTCGGGGATCTTCTCGTTATTCTCCAAGCCCCACGGATCGTCACCGACCACAGAACCAAGAGCACCACCAGTGACGAAGTCGTCAACGATAGGCCAAGATGCCGACATTACTGTTGCCGTGTCCGCAACCGGGGTGTGTCCTGAACCGGTCAGAAGCTCCTGCAGTTGCAGGGCGCTTGCGGCACCATCATAAGATGCGATAACAACAATAGCGTGAGTTGATGCTGAGCCAGTAAAGCGCGTAAGACGCTTAAGCTGAACACCATACTGTGTAGCAGAACCTGATGAAGCAATCTTGCCCATACCACCATGGCCGGACGAACTCGAAAGCACAATTGCATTTAGGTTACGAACACCCTCAACTACGTCGAAGTCGGTAAGGCCGCTCATAACTATGCGACCAACGGCAACGGTTGCGGTACCAGACTGAGACTCAAGCTCAGGATCGAACTGGCAAAGCTTCGGAACATCGCCGGCGGAAGAACTATACACACTTGATGTAATGTATGCAATTGTTAACATTCCGGAACCCGTCGGAGACGAGTAGGCGTTGTTAAGGTTATATGCACCTTCCTCAGCTTTTTCCTCACTAATTAGAACACCATCAACGATGCCCTTAGCAACACGACCGCCACCATATAGTGACTCTTCATCACCTTGAGGATTACCGTAACCTAGACGGGGCAAGCCCGCGCCATCAGTGGAGACAGTAAAGTCAAGGAAGAAGATAAGACCACTCGGTAGGCTCATCGGTTGTACGCTAACAAGGTCGTTAGCAATTAGGCCAGCGAAAACACGACGAACGATGGGGAATGCGACGGCCGCGAAGCCCTCAACAGAACCACCCTTCATTGTGCTAGTTTCGCGTAGCAACTCTTTTGCTTGATTTTCAAGCAGGCGCGCCATACTTTGACGGTTTTGATCATTGCCAATCCCCTCTAAGAGACCAGTCTTCTCCCACTTGGAAAGAAGAGCATGACCTTCAGCACGCATATCACGATTGACAATACCTTCTGTCAATCTTTCTACAATACTAGACATTTTAAAATCACCTCCTTATATTTTTATGATTATTTTATTCCAGCTAGTTTTTTCATCCGATCTTGGAATGGATCGGACGCCGTGGACTCATGACGAGTCGCACGAATAACAGATGTACGATTACGACCGATAGCTTCGCTCAATGATTGTGGACCTCTCCTGGGAGTAGTCTCCATTGTGCTTTGAAGTGTTTCATACATCGTTCTCGCTTCTGTTACAGAACCAGCATTGGAAATAGCTTCGACAATTTTTGTTTTTTGTCGCTCATTTAGGGAGGTATTTCTCAATACGCGGTTCGTATAAAGCAAGCGAGCATTGGAAAGGTTTACATCTTGTAAGCCTTCTCGTAGCTCGTCAATTGCTTGCTTATATTGATCATTTTGCTCTTTAAGTTGGTTATTTTCTGCAACCAACTCTTCTTGAGCTTTGTTCAAATCTTTTAAATCTTCTTTTACATCGTCGCTCTGTGTGCCGGCAAGTTCTAATTCTTGCTCATGCTTGAGTTGTGATGTGGGACGTCCTGCCCAGCCAGATAGCTCTGCGCCTAAATCAACTGTGAGCTTCTCTGCGATAGCATCGACAAGAGAACCTAAATCCTTCTCTTGGGTACCTGTATCGTTGTTGTTTTCTTCTTCGAGGCCGGCATTTTTCATCGCATCGGAGTCAGCCTCTTCTGCGGCGGCAGAGCCGGCAAGAGCAGAGGCATCGTCATCCTCGTCTTCCTCTGCCTCTTCACCGGCAAAAGAACCAGCATCAGTGGCCTCACCAAGGTTGATTTCAACCTCTTCTCCGTCTTGAAGCTCTTGAAGTGCTTCTCGGAGGGCGCCAAGATCAATAGACACGTCTACTTGCTCGCCATCGACTGGCATGTCTGATAAGTTTTTGCCATCAAAGTCAGCTAGACCATTGGTGGCCGCGTAAGGAATGTCGCCTTCGTTCTCGGCGACCTCTTCAGCTTCGCCCTCTTCTTCGGCTGCCATGGGATCACCCATATCGACGTCGGCTGCCATCGGATCCATCGCCGGGTCGGCAGGGGGGGCGCCCATCTCATCGGGTGCCATATCTCCGCCCATATCAGGGGCCATTTCATCTTGTTCTAAGATGTGTTCTAGGGTTTTCCTAACTTCATCAGAATATTTCTCTATTACAATATCTTCTGCATTTTTTAATGCGCTTTCGCGTAGCGCTTTGGCATCAACGATTGCCTCCTTAAGCAGATTGGACATAAATTAAACTCCTATTTGACAATGACTCAAAATAAATAGTATTATTAAACATTAAAGCCCTTTTATACCATGTTTAACTTCAAAGTGAAGACAAAAATGCTTGTCTACTCATCTTCCTCTATCGGGATAAGTGCCATTTTAAATTTCTTTCCGGTTTTGTTATTAATTACACACAGGTAATCTTCTTCCTCAACTACGGTCCAGTCACCCCTATCATTTTTAAGGTGTAAGTCGCCCGTATATAAGTTGGCCCAGCGTTTGGCGGGTGATCCAAGGTTGAGATTGTTGTCTGTAGCTGGCAAAACATGGCTGCCGGCTGTGACGGAACCACTCGTTGCTAGAGTAGAGCCCAGCGTGGCGGCTCCCACCATATGTAATGTGGTAGAGCCTGATAGATCTGAGTCGCTAACCGATAACGCTTCAGTGGTGTTGTCGCAGAGAAGCTTAATTTCGCCGCCAGTGCCTTGGTTTACAATAAGAAGATTTCCGCCGCCGCCCTGTTTAACATATGCTTTTTCTACATGGTTAGTGAGGAATCTAAGATAAGCATCTGTGCCAGACGCGGCGTCTACAGCTACTACCGTTGCACCGGGGCCGTTAACATGCAAGTCGTATAAGGGGTTTGTAAGACCTACACCAAGATTCCCCGAGAAGTGACTTTCTCCGCTAGCGCTGATTGATGTAACTGTGAGTGCGCCTGAACCAGAGATTGTTGTGGCTGTCACTGCTTGCGCTGATGTCGAGCCGGCTAGTGTAGTAGATCCCGAAACCGATAGAGTGTTTCCAAGAGTGGTGGCGCCAACAGCTTGCAACGTGCTTGAGCCTGAGATGGGCCCAGTGGAAGTTAAACCTACTGAGGTAAGTGAACCGCTGGCTGCAATTGTGCTGCTAAACGTTGCGGCGCCAACATTGTGAAGGGTACCAGACCCAGAGATGTTACCGGCCGATGATTCAATATTGTATACCCTGGTGGAGTTTGAGTATAAATCAAGGCTTCCTGTTCTCGCGTGGACATCATCGGCCGAGTTGCCAAAATAAGATGACCCACTAGAGTGAATTTCAGAAATACTTTTTATATGATAGCTGCTGGCTGAGATGGCACCTGAGACGACAAGCGCGCCGGTGAGAACGAGCGTGCTAGCGGCATAGCCGTGCACAGCCGCAGTGTGGTACATAAAACTTGTTGTACCACTAAGTGCGTTTGTTCCCGTTAGGAACTGAACTGAACCAGTCGGACCTGCAACGTCAGGCCCGACATCGGTGCAGTCTACATATGCCCACCCAAAAGTAGCCATAGGCCTATCCTACCCCAATAGAACTCGAAGATCTTGAGTATAAGATAGGCTGTATAATTGAATTTTTGTTAGGTCTTCTCATACTCATTCTCCTTAAAACGTGCTGCAAGCGGCAAAAACATTAACTTCGGTTGGATCCGCATTGACGAAAGCAATCTTATCTATTCCTGCTATATCATAGCGTCGATACTCTCTATCAGATGGCACTTGTGCTGCGGGGGCGCGGCCAGAATCGGCACACGCAATTGAGGACGCAGCATTCGCAGTGTTCTGACCCTCACCACCTGTTTCGGTTTCCGGGATTTCAAACCACCTTTGAAAAGCATGGCAATACCCAAAAATCTTCGTCGCTGCTGGCGCTGTCGTATGTGCATCACAAATGAGAACATGCAAATATCTTTGATTTTCTGTATCATAGCCTGCAGTTGTTGCGGTAACGCCTAATAGACGTGTGGTATCAGCCAAAACCTCAACTGCAACACCGCGACCGGCGCCGGGGTTCAGACTCTTTGGGCTTCTTGTACGGCCCCAACTGTTAAAACCTGCCATAATATTTCTCCTGTCTCAATGGTCTTTCAATATAAATAGTCTCTATTTATTTCTATTACGTCTTTCTTGTGCTCTACGGCGTTTTTGTTGCTCACGAAGAGCCGCCTTTATAGCTCTTTGTCGTTTCTCTTTTTTCTTAACCGAAGGCTTTTTATAATATTTTCTATCTCGAATTTGTTCTACAATCTTTGCTTTTTTTGTTTTCTTAAGAAACCTTCGGATCATCTTTTCTACATTACCCCTGGTTTCTCTACTGCTGACTGATACATTTACTGCTTTATGAGACATTGACTCCCCCCTCTTCTACTTCATGTGCTGCCAAATCTTGGCTGCGTCTCCTACAATCGAACTAATATCCACACCTGCATCCTCCGGTGCACCTAAGTCTGTGCGGCCGGCCTTGGGCTCTGAATGAGTCATCGGTGTTGTACCCTCGAATAAGTCTACTCCATTATATGAATCCCTGCCAACAGCATCTAGCACCTTCTTACGATGCTCGGCCAATTTGGCTCTCGCTTCATTACTTTTATTTGCTACCGTCTTTTGTGATGTGGTGGCCGCCTCTACCAACGGAGTAGTGTGCATTCCTTTAACCACCTCAGAGACTACATTGGACAAGAGCCCCTCTTCTAAAAGGACCTCGTGTATACACTCTTTAACTACGGGTTTGATCAACTGTTTTAATTCACTTTTTTTCATTTGCCCTCGCTTTGGCTTCCTTTAATTTAATATTTTTAGCCTGCAGGTGCTTCTGCAGGTGCGGCTTAACAATTTTCATTATGATTGCCTTCAAATCCTGTTGGATGTCTGCTGTTACCATCTTTCTCTGTTCGCGGTCGGCTATGTCAGCGCCTGCAGCCTGGCCAACCAGGGCGGTAATTTTGCCACCAACGGCGCGGCCGGCATCAACTTGGCCCTTTTGGGGCTCCACTCTAGAGCCAGTTCCTGTCTTATCAGCGCCGTAATTCTTAGCTTGAGGATCGGCTTCGGTTTTCTGAATGGCCTTGGTTAACATGTCGGGAATGTTTTGATCAGGCTTATTCTGTTGCAGCCATGCTACTTGGGCTTTTGCAAACTCTAGCGCTTCAGGCTTGAGGGTACCCTTCTTTGCATTGGCATAATGATCGGCATCTCTGGTGACTAGGTTGTTCCCGCTAACTGTTGTGATTTCTGGCTTGCCGGCGGCAACCCATTTTTCGGCTGCGTTCGAAGGCTTTGCTCTGCCGGCAGTTGCGGTGCTTGTATAAGCAGTGTCCGTACCCATCGTGGCGCCTTTTTCTGCTTGGGCCGCTACCCGGGCACGCTTGCGAGCAGATCTGGAAGCGAGTTTGCCTGTGGCTTCAGTTATCAATGTCCTTTCTAACTCTTCAACGATCAGGTCGGCTAGTATTGGAATGGTAGATTCTTGCACCTTTAAGCCATTCGCTCTGAGTTGTGCGGACAAATCTTTCAATATCTGCTTTACGGTATTTTGAACTGTTTGCTTATCAAGTTTTATGGCACCACCGACAATTTCTTTATTATTGAAGCGTGACATAATTGTGCTAAAAAGCTTTGAGTATAGCGCATTGTCTCCAGAAAACAAGGCAACTGGTGCATCCGGCATTTGAATTTGCGGCTGATCGTCTGGAGACATACCGGGGGTGCCGGGGGTGCCGGCACTCCCTGCGCCGTCGGGGCCCTGACCTGCAGATCCTGTCGCTGCGGATCCGGTCGCTGCAGTGCCCTGGGCCTGGCGGGGTTGCATAAGCGGGTCAACAGGATAACCTGCAGCAAGCTTGGCTTGGCGCTTGCCGGTACCGTAGCTTACTTTGGCTTGTTGAATCTTTTCTCTCGCGCCGGCCGCAGTTGTTTTAATTCTGTCCCAAAGGCCTTCATCTAATTCTTCTTCGCTCTCATTTAAATACAGACGCCATGCATCAATGTACTTCTTTTCATCTTCGAAGCTTGACCAATCACTCATTTTCCAACACCTCGTTTAATAGTCTATTAATTCTATCTGCTTTTGTTAAAATATTTGGAACAGAAAGGTCTTTGGCTTCTTTCATCATAAATGCGCCGGGTGTTGAGGGCTCTGACACAAAGTCAAAACAAATCAATTGAAAATCATCTTCTACGACCGTACTCCCTTGGTTCTCGCTAACAGAGCCCATGCCTCTTGAAGAGATACCCAGCTTAACACCAGATTCCACTAGTGACCGCAGGATGCCACCAGAAGGAGTGTTAAGAACCTGAACTTTTCCCATCACATCTTGACCATTCCACCATACATCTGTGACCATATGGGAGGCATTCTTTAAATTGATGACTGAATCATCCGGGTGGTCTAGTTCTCCCAATGCCCGGCGCTCTTTCACGAGCTTCTTGTAGTTTTCAACTTCGCGCATTAAAACCTTGTGCGGATAAACACGGCCATTGCCGTTTTGGGTGTCAGATTTTTGCATAATTCCTGAAAGGATCATGCCTCCGTCTGACACAAATCTTTTCTCTTCTTCTGTAAGAAGGTCTTGACATACGCCGCCTTCACAAAGCTCGTAGTATTCTCGTAAAAGTACTTTGCCCATAGCTAAGAGCCCTTACAACAATGTCTTACTGGCTGTAACATCCACTTTTGTGTCCAAATGTTTGTGTTCATGTTTAATTCCTTCGTCTCCAAACGTCATGTTCATAATATAAGATGTGCCCGAAGATAACCACCCCAAAAGAAAGAGATTTACAACGGTTACATCAAAACTAAATAGTTCTGTGAATGGAGAAAGTAGCATTAAAAACCAACCTACATGAAATCCCATACACATTGGGCACTCTAGCAACTTTCGCAGGGCACCAGTCTTGGGGCGCCATCGATCAAATATCTTACCATATACCAGAATTTGAGTGAGCCCGTAAGCTATTAAAACAAAATATATTAATTCCACTGATGCCTCTATAGTGTGTACAAGTAGTTTAGCGCGTAAGGATCTCTAACATATCCCTTCCTGACGGAGCCCTGATCTGTAGAATGCGGTACCTCGCCTAGCTCTGTTGAGTGTTCCTTGTCTGGGTGGACAAGCTCATCATCTGCCATTGAAACAATCGCTTCAACATTCTCAAAGTAGGGACGCTCTTCATCAATAAAGCTTGAAATATTTACAAGCGCCATCTTCGACGCACTGAGATCTTCGTTCACCGGGGCCTCTAGTGTGCCTTCTACCGAACCATAAAAGGCGCCTGCTTGAATCGACTCAGCAACCAATACACCTCTTTTTCTTAAGAAGCTCATTAATCTATTTTGGGCGCCGTATACCAAGTCATTCATAGTTTCCTTCGGAAATGCAACAACTTTATTGTTTGATGGAGACAGGACAATATCAATATCTCCATGATCAAAAATCATAAGATCGCCGCTAAGGCTTTTTCTTATGTTTAGCTCTAATTTGACCTTTTTTTCATTGGCGAATTCGCCAACTTTAATTATTATCGCCATCGCTATAAATTTCCTTAACCAATTCTTGGGTTCTCATAACTGTAAGTAGTACTTCTTCGTTGATACTTTGGCTAGCAAAGTTATCTAACTTTTCAATAATTTTATTTGTCTTTGCTAACATCTCGTTATCTTCTTTAAACTCTGAAATGCCCTTGGCCGCGGCCACTTTTTTCTTTAGTCTCGATATTTCTTCATTTAAAAACATTTTCAACTCCACTGAGTTGTCTGCGAAAGAAGAAATGTAATACGACAACAAATCCCTCTGCTCTTCCAAAAGACCGTCGGTATACTTATCGTTAAACTTGCTGACAAATGTCTTAAGAACTATATCGTCAACTCTATGCTCATTGGCTTTTTGCTCTAATGTGCGAGTCATACCATCTACAATCTGATTTTCTAGCATAACAACTTTCTTGGGAGATAGCCTACCATGGAAAATTTGAGATATGGTTGCCAGGGTCTTATAGTTTGGAACAAAGTTTCCAAAAACAGAAGGGGAAAGTTCCTTGTTGATATCATCTATTAGTTCTGTTTGGGCTTTGAATAGCCCGGAAGGGTCAATTAAACGTTGAGCAATTTTTGCTTCTCTCATTATTTTCTCAGAAATTGTTTTTTCGAGACCTTGTTTTCCACAAAGGGATTTATAACAACCTAGATCCCTTTTTAGTTCACTATCTGGCGTAAAATGCTTCTTTATAATTTGAAGTGCCTTGTCCCTCGTGTCTTTGTTATGCTTGAGTGTGGCGACCGTTGCCTCTCTAATGAGGGCCTCATATACAAAAGCAGTATTGCGTTTTTTATTGTGTTTAATTTTCATCCTTATGCTCCGTTAATCGATTCTTATTTTCCATGCCTAATAAAAGATTTCGAATAGAATCATTAATCTCAAATAATTTATCTTCTTCAGACTTTTCTCTCAATGTATAAATAGACTGCTCTTCTTCATAAATCCCTTTCGAGATGCTGGGAATAGTGTTGATCTCGGAACCCGGGAAAACGTTCCTCATAGTACTGCTGCTTTTTTCTGCGCTTCTTTTGCCGGCATAGGAGCGGGTTCGAGGGCCCGTGTCTTTCCTGCGATCATTTTTAACTGGCTTATATGCCTTTCCTTTTGCGCCGGGCGTTAGTCTTGGTGAGTTGCGCGAACCGGGGGGAACCGCCAATAATGGGGACTCTTCTCCGGCGGGTTCTTCGGCACCGGCTTCTCCGGCTGGCATCTCTTCGCCGCCCATATCTTCCATGCCGCCCATATCCATCTCGCCGCCCATGTCGCCGCCACCAAGTGCGCCAGCAGTTTCACCTGCTGCGGCGGCCTCTGCGACCGCTTGTAGTGCAGCGTCATGCTTACGATCAAAATATGTTTCTCTTTGGTTACGCATGATCTCTTCATGTGACATACCAAAGATATTTTCTGATACCCACCTACGCGAGAAGTATCCTTCGGTTGCGGCCGCACCAATGTCAAACTTTTGCTTCCAGTGCTCTAGCTCCTGAAGCTCGGCGATCTTAGAAGGATTGTTAAGACTTAGGCTGAAAGCCAACAAGTCATCTCCGCGAAAGCCCAATGTGTAAAGATGAATAATACCGATCTTCTCAAGCTCGGAGATAATAACTCTTTGTAATCTCTGAATAGTTCTCGCAAAACGAATATCCTTTTGAGCGAGAGTGGTTTTATCTTCTGATGCCTCTTCTCCCATAGAAAGATAAGCCTGTGGCACCTTTAGTGCTGAGAACAGCTTATCTCGAAGATACTTAACATCATCAATCTGCGTAATGTTTGATGCACCTGCTAGTGTTTGGATATCTGTTGCTGATCCAGCACGAACAGGAATGAAATAATCTTCTTCAATACTCATCGGATTGTATCTTAGATCTATTCTACCGGTGTCAGCATCCACAATGGAGTGACGCTTAAGTTGTGAAACAACTTTCTGCATGTATTGCTCTACTTCTTGTGGGGGGATAGAACCTACATCAATCTTGAACATTCTTCTTTCGGATGAGCGTACAACACGATAAGCCATCATGGCGTCTTCCATCAATGTAAGCTGCCGCCAAATACGACGGGCTGGCTCAAGAATAGAAGTCCCATAGGGAGCATACTTGTCGTTTCCTAAAATACGAAAATGGGCCATTTGCCAGTTCTCAAATGTCATTCCTGCTGAGTTCCATTGGTATTGAACATAATTTGGGTTGGTAGAGTCTTGGCCTTCTAATCTCTCGATTTCAGGCGACGGAAGAGCGATGACTGACTGCACTCCGTATTTCTCATCTATATCTAAGTACAAAAAGAAGTCGCCGTACTTGCACATGGTTCGGCTCCAACCAAATAAATTGTATTGAACATTAAGAATGTTCTCATAGAGAACAGATAACACTGCTCTAATCTCCTCATTCGGACATTTGATGTTTAACATCGGACGCAGCTCAGAATATGTTGTCATCTCGTCTGCATAAATATCCATCGTCGAAGCTATCTCCGGCATGTATTCCATCTGGTCAAAATCAACATAACGTTCTCCTCGTCTCTGACTTTGAATCGCACTGGTGGCCATTGTGTCTAGAGGGTTGTATAGTGACTTTTTAAACTGTTGTCCAGAGGTAGACTTGAACCGGGAGGAAAATTTGTCTAGGTGTTGCCTTCTAATTCGACGCCCTGACTGAGAACGGTAATTTATGATTGGGCCAGAGAATAGTCTTGTTAATGCTTTAAAAAGATTTGAATCTCTGTTCTTTGGGTTTTTATCAATTGGTGCCATTTATTTTTCTCACTTTATAATCCATTTGTATTGTTTATACATTTGTTCTGCTTCAGACATTTTATCAAATATATTGCCTTTCTTGTAGCCATCTTGTCCTTTTATTTGTGTATTCATTGTTGTTTTCGTTGTGTGAATCGCATTTACAAAGGCCTTTTGATAATTTAAATCTCTTGCATTTGCTTGAAGTGCGGTGTCTCTAACCCAACAGGCGATTGCAAGAGCCATAATTAAATCATCATTATAACTTTTCATAGCTTGGGGCTTTCCATTCCTCCAAATAAATGTCTTCATTTCATTGACTGTGCGAGATGAATATATCTTAATTAGTTTATTTCTGATAAACTCTTCTAATTTCGCCACGATAAGAGGGCGTGTTTTCATTGATGTCGTAAAACCAGGCACAGCGCTGGTTTTGGTTTCTGCTTGATATTGTTCAATGTATTCGTGTGTGGACTTAATAGAGTGATAGACATTTGGATATTGAAAATCAATAAGTTTTTCCAATACAGAATAACCAATGTTGTTGTTCTCGACCACAAGCATGGCGTTTCCAAACTCTCTTCCTGCCTGGTTAAGCAGATGAGCATACATATCGAGTGTCGGTTTTCCTTGATATTCTCCGACACACTCCAGTGTTTCAAGTTTTATAACATGGAACGCAGAGTTATCGGCTCCATCGCCTCTAGCTACATCTGCAACCAATAAATAATTGCATGTCGGATCAAACTCTTCCCAAATCCAAAAGTTCCTATCAAACCCTGTTCGATGCTTTGGCTCTACTGTGTTGGCCAAAAGCCATTCCATATCGTCTGGATCGATAACAGTCTCGCCAGATGTATTAAAGTTGCATTTAAGCTCCTGCGCAATTTGGCGCTTGGACATATTCTTGGTTTCTTTATTATACCACTCCTGATCTCGATCTGGGTGTACATCCCAAGGCAACGTTGTTAAATGAAAGTTATTGGAATTATCTTCGGCATCGGCGCATGTCTTATGAAACCAGTTACCGACACCGTTGGGCGTAGACAGCGCTATACATCGACCACCTGTTGATAGTGTGGGATACAGACCGGTCCAAAGTTCGTCGAGGTTCTCGATGTGAGCGGCCTCGTCGAGGACCAAGAGAGACAGCGCCTCAGAACGGCCGGCATCTCCGGAGGTAGAGGCGGCTTTAATAGATGAGCCATTTGAAAGCTCAAAAGATGTTCTGTTATCTACGTCAATAGTTGATATTTTGAGCCAGTCGGGGAGATTTCGCATGACGCTTTTTACTTTCTTGAC